TTACTGATTCCTTTAAGGACATTGCTATACGCAGAGTTCTTGAGATTGAGAAAGAGATTCTGAGTGATCCAGATACTCAGCCAGTATTAATGTACAGTGGTGGCATCGACAGTACTCTAGTTGCGTCGTTGATTATCCAATACTGTAGCAAGGAATTTAAGGAACGATTACTTGTTATATTGAACGAGGCTAGCATTGACGAAGCCCGTGACTTCTATGAGAAACATATCAAGCGTAATTTCAAGATGGGAAGTAGCAATAGATTCGAACAGTATCTTAACAATAAGTACAAGGTTATTACGGGTGAATTTGCCGATAATGTATTTGGTAGTTTGACACTAAAATTTAGTATCGACTTCTTCGGTAATGAATCTATTATCAACGAGCCATATCAAAAGTATGCACATACATACTTTAACAGGAAGATTAACGATCCTAAGTTAACTGACTGGTTTATAGATCAAATAGAACCGTTAATTAAAACTTGTCCCTACGAAATTAAAACTTGGAACGATTACTTATGGTATATGAACTTTGCTATGAAATGGCAAGCTGTTGAGTTCCGTATCCTGAGTCACAAGGAAAAAGAGTTTGCACCAGACTGGAACTATCTAAACAATAACTTAATACATTTTTGGAAAACAGAAGAATGGGAACAGTGGGCAGTAAACAATCCAGACAAGAAGATCGGAAATACTTGGACTAGCTATAAGCAGCCGGCCAAGGATTTAATATACGAGTTTGCCAAGGACGAAGATTACTTACTAAACAAAACAAAGTACCCTAGTTTGCCGGGTGTGTTTAGATACCGTCGTGTTAATAAAGCTATCGATAAGGATTTGAATTTCTTAAACGACATTAATATCGAGGACTTCATAAAGTGATAGCAGATGTGAGAAAACTTACTATTACGGATCTGCCCGAAATGCTACGGGTATACAATAGTCAAGATAACATACTTAAAATTAAAAAAACAACTCATATAGATATATATTACTATCGAGTACTAAAAGTATTCGCTAGCAATGATCACACTCTGGTTGCATTTGGGTCGTTCGATGGAGACAGGCTAATTGCATTCTCTACTTGCAATATATGGACTAATCTCCCGTATTGGACAATTGGATTATTTTATATTGATGCTGAGTATGTTAGCGCAATTCATAGCATTGACATCGCAGGCGCATTAAAGTCTGCAATTACACAATATGCAGAATCTAAGAAATTGTATACTGGATATAGCATATCGACTATTAACGCACTCAATATAAGATCCTGGCAACAAACTAATCTCAAGGATAGTAATATAATCACGCCACTGTGGGAAGATAATGAGATCAGATATAATATAACAGTCGAAGAGATAATTCTGCCATTTGGGCATAGTAAGAATCGTACATTCGGACAAATGTTAGGTATAACAGAAGGCTTTAATACTGTTCCGTTGATAGTGACAAGGTGGACGCTGGTGAACAAGTTTAGGACACTATCCGTCTCGGAAAAGCATATGAAGCGTTTGAATAAATTAGCTAACGCATAAATAAAGTAAAGGAGACACATTATGTCAATCAAATTAGTTATCGTAACAACTCGTCCATCAGAAACCACGCCTTGGTTTGACGAAGTAGAAGGCAACATCGAAAAGTTAGCAGCCGTAGTGGCAAACTTGGAATCTACCCCTGGATTCCTTGGACAAACTATGACATCTGAGCCACTAAAGCGCACAAAGACTATCGAGTTTGCAGACGACGTTGCATTACGTAATTACGTAACTGCCAACGAAGCTGATGTGCAGCACCGTGGTACTGTTAAAGAAGCATATCTTCAAGAGCACGGCTGTACTGAAGATATCTACTTAGCTTAATTACTTGTACCCGATTATCATATATCGGGTCCAATTCATAAAAGTATATTCGCCTTCATAGAGTTTAGTAGTCAATTTAACCTGGCTACTAAACTCTTCTAACGAGTGGACACAATTAATATGATCTTCGATTTCAGTCATATTATTGTTCTGCAATACAACTAACGTCCCTGCGGGCAGTAGTGCATACCACTTAGCAAAGTCAGGAATGTGTTCGCAAATAGCATTTATGACTGTATTATGTGCATATTCTATGTCATATATGTCAGCATATTGCGTGGAAAACTGCTTATGAGGACTGTTGATTAATTCAGCTGCCTTGTTAGCTTCTTCGTCTAAATCGTAACTTATAATGCCGTCTACTGGAATGTTAGTATCCAGTATCATTCGTGCCTGTAGTCCTACCCAGCCTCCCATTATACCCACGTTGCCCAAGCCTATATCGAGCTTCTGTAATTCTACTGTCATCCAATTTTTGCTACCTAATTGGAAACGGCTTACTGCATCTTTCCAATTAACATTAGGATAATTTACAACGGCTAACATTAAGTACTCGATAAAATCGGACACGAATACTTTCTGCTTACGCAAAAACAACAAGTACGGAATAATGTCGTCGTGATTAACTGCCTTAAGTTGCGAAATTACATAGTCTTCTTGCACAGTAGATTTAAGGAATTCCAACATTGAATCTACTTCGCCCGACTCCAGTGCCATATACAATTTGTACACTGTGTCCTTAAACTGCGGGAAGCCTTCCATTAACGTCCAGAATACGTGCTCGACATTCTTATTGGTCATCAAGTAAGAGAAGTTATTATAGAACTCGTCTGTTAAATATTCATCGGTAACTGATTCAGCTATACTTCTTTTAGCAAGTTTTAATTTCTTAACAACTGCCATAGCATTTGGTATGTTTCGATCGTTAACATACAATGACACTGCGTCAAACAATTCCTTATTACGCATACCTAAAGTGTATGCTTCTAAGCCATATGCTGCACCTTGCGCCTTAATAGTCATATACTGTATTCCTCTTGAAACATACTGTGCAACCAATCGTAGTCGTTTAGGTAATGTAATAAGTCTGGATTTGCAATAGCCCAGGCTGAGCCAGCTGCTGCACCTTTTTGTGCCCACTCGCCGAATGCAGAATCTGCACCCTCTGTTTTCCAAACGTGCAGCCTATGTGCAGTGTCGTGGTCAACTTGATTAGGAATAATCTTAGCAGCCAGTTTAGCACATTCACGGAACGCACTCCGCCAGGTTGTTTCTTCATTAAAATTAAATGCTGTTTCGCAAACTAACCTATTGTGAACTTTGAACTTTGAGTTGAAAGTTGTAGAGAAGTCGACCGTCCACGTTGTGCTATCTAATAGTGCCTGGCGGTTAAACAATTTGACGGCGCCGTAGCCGTATTCTAATCCATTAACAGGATTTCGACTTTTCCAAACGTGCACAGTATTACGCTCTGCCCACATTACGTGATGCAGGAATACTGATGGGTCTAGTATCTTGCAGTCAGCATCTACTACAAACATCAACGGAGATGTGGCAATTGCTGCTGCTGCTTTATGGGCTGCTGCAATTCCCTTTACTCTATCTACACGTTTTGCAGTTGGGACTATCTTTAATAGTTCTTCATAGTGGATATCTGCATATGGCTCGCCGTTGGATATAAACACTACATCGTAGTCCTGTTCGACTACACCGCTACTTGCTACTTTAACTGCATTAAGCACATCACGGTTAGTCAGTGCACGAGTAGTCGGAATCAAATAACACCCACCATAGTCGACGAACTCTCCGCGGGGATTCCTGAGACCGAACACGTGTACTTTGTCTTCGTTACCGATAGAAGGCATAAAACTTTGATTCCAATATTCGTCATATGCCAATGATTCTGCTACTGTCCAGAAAAAATCCTTACCTTCTGTCCTGCTAGTAGGCCAAAGTGGCATAGTAGGTTCGACGTATCCGTGATAGATAATACCGCGAGGACTGTCTGTAAATTTAATTTTTGCGCCCCAAATTCGTGCAGTCTTTGCCTTAAGCCATACGTGGTCAAACCATAACTGATCGTAAGCAGGATTGAAATCGGCAATTGCATTATCCCAGTCCCATAGTTTATAGTCGCTATTAAGGACAACTTGCCGCGTGAATATTGGATTCACATAACCCATACTAAGTGGCGTGCCGGTACCAAATTTAATGGCCCATATGTTATCAGTTGTCTTGGTCACTGCGGGGTCAAGAAACCATACCCGCTCGTAGTCATCCGTTGTATCCTTGATACTATCAAAGTTAAAGCCTTGCAATTCGCAAGATACAATGTCCGGATTTACACGTAAGTATGATGCCGGTATGGTTCCCATATCACGTGTCCCTATAGGGTTTGCAGGCCCGTACTTAATAGCCCACGTCTTTTCATTTTTAATGCCCCACGTATTTTCTCCGTAACGCACTAAGGTATTTTCGATATACCATATATGTTCATACATTAGCTCATCTGCCATTGGAGTGAATGCGTAATCGAAGTTGGCAAATTCTTCAGGTACAATATTGTTATTGTGTTCCCACGCCAAGTCGCATAGCAAGTCAGGTGACGTGGCTTTACCGATATTCTTGATACCGATTGGCTTACACGGCGGCGTTAATTTTATTGCCCATACGTTGTATGATGGCATTTTTATGTAATCTAAATTTAGAACTAATTCGTACTTACCGCTACTATAGTCAATCGAATTAAAGTCAGGTAAATCAGTATACGTGGTCTCTGGTAATTTTGGATTACGTGTCACTGTATATTTGTTTTTAACCGTTCCGACTATTTTATAGCCGTCTGGGTTTTTTGTATAATTAATACGTACTGCGTCTATTTCCTTGCCGCCTGTAGTAGCAGGGTCGAACCGCCAGACGTGTGTATACTTTAAGTCGTATGCCGGCGGCAAGTATTCTGCAAAATCATCAGTGAGTAGATTTAAGCAAGGATTGACGTATGATAATGATCTATATTGCTTATGAGTATGAATGGCATAACTATTAATTTCTTTCCAGTTGAATGGGACTAGTTTTGCAATCCATATCTTAGAATTCTCATAACCAAAAATATGCAAGCGAGACTTTTCTATATACGCCGGAGAAAATTCAAAGTCAAAATTGCAGAATACGTCACTCTCTTGTATGTCGTAGTTGATTACCCATACATACTTATTCTTGTACCTCTTGCTCGTAAACTCCGACATTTCCTTATCAGTTGATTTAGAGATGACTCTAAATTCTTCCTGTGTTAGTATTGGGAATTTAGAATTGTTGTTTGTTATATTCATTATCTAGCCATTCGAAATCATTAATTAATTGTAACATTTTTATGTTGCTTTTGCAAGCGATTCCGTAGTCTTTGCCTGCCCGAGCGCCTGCTATTGCATACTTGCCATTTAACTTATTCTCGCCCACTGTGCACCACGCCATTATTCTGTATGCGACTTCTTCCCGGCCTGACATTTCGCCTGCTGCTAATTTTGCACATTCGCGAAAAGCACTTCGCCAGGCTGTGAGCGGGTCTGAGTTAAACTCTGTAATATTACTTACTTGTTTCATTGGCCTGAATGGTAGCCCGGTACTGGTTGCCAAATCTATTTTCCATTCTGTTACATCCAATAATGCCTGTTTAGGAAATAGCTTAACTCCACCATATCCGTACGTTAACCCGTTAACTGAATTTGTACTCGACCAGCACGTTATGCATTCCGTGGACGGCACATTGTGATATAAGTCGAATCTATTCGGTGTATAGTCGAACCAAAAATCTTGTATAACGGCATCAGCGTCCACGACATAGAAATGACTAGTCATTGACTTGTTTGCCGCTGCCTTATGTGCAGCAAGTATTCCTTTAACTCCGTGCACTCGTTTAGCGTGCGGAGCATAGTTGAGCAGATGCTGAAAATTCTTATCAGCAAATGGTTCGTTGTAGCTCAGGAATATTACGTCTAACATCTTAGATAATGAAATACCAAATAGTAGTTGCAGGTAAGTTGATTACCTTCTTGCCTAACCGTTCTTCTAAATATAAAATGTTAGCTTTAACATCTGGCCAATCGCCTGAGTAATCGTGACCTGCAAATATGCCGCCCTTCTTAATTTGCGGTAACCAAAAATCAATGTTAGTTCTGTCCGATGGATTAACGTGGGCAGCGTCCAAAAACACCATATCAATATCTAATCGAACAGTTGACAACTTTCCTGGACTCATTGCTTGTAAAGGTATGATGTTAGGACAATCTTTAGTATTCTCTTTGAAAAATTCTAATGTATTCAATGTGCCAGGTGCAGGCCAGCCTCTTAGTTTAGCTAACGCTGCGTCTGCGTCCTTAGATGATGTGTCTGTTCCCCACCACGGATCGATAGCATAAACAATACCTTCGTTACAGGCTTTGGCTAATATACTCGTACTCTTTCCGTGTAGGGAACCAATCTCTACGATAATGGCGCCTTTTTTGTTTACTGAATGCGCTAATGCCTGTAGTACCTGACACTCGGCATTAGTCATAAATCCTGGTATGTTATTCATTGTTGTCGCCTACTCCTGCTAGCACTTGGCTTTCTTTAATCATCGGCCCTAATCTATTTGGGTTTACATAAGTTGCTTTGAAAAATGCACTACCGTGGCTGTCCAGGTCTGCAACTTCTAAGTCTAATTGCTGGCGCAATACTTGCCCTAGTCTAATTGTCTCTTGCTGTAATGCAGCCGCGTTCCATTTATAACCTGATCGTGGGCAAGATGTATCTGGGTCAGAAGCAAACTTAGGAGCAACTTCATTGGCCCAATACTTGTCGTGCCAATCAAAGTCTGCTACGTTTACGTAATCAAATTTATCTCTTGCAAGGTTTGTTAAGTAGCAGCCCAGTCTAGTTCCATACATTGCCCATAAGCCGTTTTGTACTTCTGTACCAACACTCATCCAAACTAACAAACGTTGGTAATTTTTGTAATGTACTTTTGCACGCAATGCGCGGCTATCAACTGTTTGGCCATCGGCAAGAGTTAGTTTAACACCTTCCCGGAAGCCTGCGCGGTATGCCTGATATGGAGTAGAGTTATTGTGCACATCACTATACACGTTGTTCATCTGGTGGTAGTTTATATCCCAACAGAAGTCTACTTGCGAGCTTGGGTTAGAGCTGCTTGCTGCTTCGTGAGTTTTCATTTGTTCGACTACTGCCTTAGGCCAGCATTTAATGCCGCCGTTACCATATACTAGTCCGTTTACTACATTCTTGCCGGCCCAGCTAATGACATCGTGAGGACCAAATCTGTTAGTGTCTAATGCAATATTAAAGAAGTCATCACGTACAATATTATCTGCATCCACTGTAATAAAACGATCAGTCTCGGATAGAGCGGCTGCGGCTTTGTGGCAAGCATCACTGCCCTTAACACCGTGACTACGTTTGGCCCACGGTGCCTTGGTTAGCAAATCTGCATAGTTCTCATCTGCATTTGGCTCATCATAGCTCATAAAGACTATGTCGTATTCTGTAATAGGTACAATCATTTTAATTTTTTGTGTAGTTAATCGAAACAAAACTGTTGTCATATATGACCCCGACATTATCAGGTACAGTTACTAAGTCTATAGTGCTAACTATTCCTAGTTTAATTGCACTTGCAGGAATAGATATTGTGCCGATATATTTAGACGGATCGTTGTTTGATATTAAGTATATATTCAAGCTGTCAAATATCTTGTGCCGAGAAGGATTATCTATATAGCTGTATATTACGGCTACATTTTTTGTTATTGTTATTTTGATGTCACAGTCAAAGGAACCGGACTTACGTGCAGTTTGAATTGAAAAAGTAGAGTTAGATTTATATGGCGGCTTAACGTCAACTGCGTTATATATCCACCCGTACGACGCAAATATGCTCTTAGTTACGAAATTTATTTTATCCACTAATCCATCATTCCACCAAGGACAGTATATCCGGTGTCTGTTTTTTAGTAATAGCTCTTTCATCGAACAGGTTAAAGTACCGTATATTTTATCAGGGTCATTCTTATCAACTACCCATACATCGACGGAATCAATCTCGGATGTTAATTGAGATGACGAATTGACAATAGATCCCATTGCCGATGGCATTAATTCTATCTCAATAGACTTGTCTAATCCATACACTGATACGATACATTGTGTTGCAAAGTCTAACTCAGATAACCTAGTAACATTGTGAAGTTGATGATCCTTTTTTAATTGCCGTATATAGTTGTCTTTGACGAATAGATCGAATGCATCTGCCTTCTTATCATAAGCAACTATACAGTTAGTGATGTTCACTGTGTTTGACTGTATGGCCAGGAGTATCGGATGGTCCGCTGCAAGTTCAATAAAGTTTGGCGTACCGGCTGGGGCAAACGCAATATCTGTTAGCTGCCCCGAATCGGGGTTATAATAAGCATAGGTTTGCTTGCTGCGCCTGACAGCCGTCCTGATTATCGAGCCTGACATACGTCTTTTATCCTAGCCAAAGTATCAGCAGACATCCATTCACTTGCATAGTGCACAATACCCTGCTGAACATAATTTTCAACTTTGAGAATACAATCATCGGTTATCCAGTTATTTAAGTATGCAAACCAATTAAGGTCGGCTGCACTCCTGATCCACATATTACCAGGCTGCTTACTCAAATTAGTAAACTTGAATGAGTTCTGCATTACGGGTATATCTTCCAGGAACACTGCCATACTTAGTATGGTGTTAAACTGTAATGGGTTGTCCTCTATAGAATATTCTTTAGTAAGTACAGACGAGTACGCATTCCAATTATTAAATATATGGTATGCCCTGCTTATTAGACGCGAAGTGCTGTCTGATTTATTAAAACAAAATGTGTTTGACCATATATCAGGCAAGTTATTCTTTTCAATAATGCGTCTAGAATAATACAAATCGCGGGATGGGCGTTGACCCATAAAATCTGTTACAGTGGGAAATACAAAATCAGTTATGTCAAGTAAATCAAATACACCTGTTATGTCAGA